GAATGTTGGTAATACAAAGTTTTTACTCCAAGTTCCCACGCCTCAACCAAAAGTTTGTTAACATCCTTAGTAGGCATATCGGGTGAAATCATTAAGTTCAATGATTGTGCTTGGTCAATATAATCTTGTCTTACAGCCGCCTGGTTGATAATTGAAGATTGATTCACTTCTGCGAACGTACGGAATACCTCTTTTTGTTCTTCAGTCAAAAATTCAAGGTGTTGTACTGAACCATCATGCTTCTTAATACTATCCCATGTAGTTTTGGTGTCCTTACCAATTTCAGCAAGTAACTTTTTCAAAACAGGATTTTTAATGGTGACCTTCAATTTAGCAACATCTTTAACATAACAGTTTGACCAAATTGGTTCGATTGATTGAGAAACCTGTCCAAGAATGAATGCTGAAGAGGTGGTGGGTGCAATTGCATTTAAGGTAACATTTCGTCTCCCGTATCCAACAAGAGTTTCTGGTTCACCAAACATTTCAGCCAATTCTGCAGATGCCTTGTAAGACTTATCTTTAATCAACTTGAATACTTCAACATTCAGCCTTGCAGTATCTCTACTATCAAAAGGAAGCCCTTTTGATTGAAGTAATGAATGCCACCCAAGGACTCCAAGACCTAAAGCTCTCTGACGTAAAGCAAAATTATATGCTTTTTCGAGGTAGAAGAAAGCTCGTTGCCCTTCGATAGTTCCATTGTGACGTAGTTCATCAATCTTGGAAATGAATTCAGTAACAACAGCATCAAGGAAGTAAACCATCATCTCAACAGCATCAGTATCCTTCCACTCTTCGTAGTGAAGCAAATTCATTGATGAAAGTACACAAACGAATGATTCTTCCTCAGAATTATGCAAAGCGATTTCAGAACAAAGGTTTGAATTATAAATTTTCATTCCTTTTTCCTGATAAACTTCAGGTGCTTTTTTATTCATTGTATCTGAGAACATGATGTAGGGATATCCAATCTCACCTCTACGTTGAATTACTTTAGCCCAAATTGCTCGCTTAACTTTGTCTCCAGCAATCATTTCTTCCATGAACTGGTCTGTAACGGTTACAGCATGTGTTAAATCCTGAATTGGAAATCCTTCTGTACCAATTTCCAAGAACTCCATAATGTCTGGGTGTTCTACTGGAAGATATGGTGAGAATCTACCTCTACGAGTTGACCCCTGAGATATGTTATCAACCACACTTTGGAACAAATTCATAAAATGCACTGCTCCAGGAGCATGTCCATTATCTGTAATTTCAGCCCCTCTGCCACGAATGTTACCAAAATAACCTGAGGTACCGCCACCCATTTTACTCATTTCACCAACTTCTGCTTGAGTGTAAAGAATTGATTCAATGTTGTCACCAACGTTTGAACCAAAACAGCTCACTGGTAAGCCTCTCTTCTTTCCGAAGTTAGCCCACACAGGTGAAGATAGCGAATACCATCCTTTACCCATGTATTCATAAAATTTATCTGCAAAACCATCAATTCCGAGAAGCTTTTCAGCATGGTCTGCAATAGTTCTGATACGTTGTAGCGGTTCTTCACCTTCGCTAAGATATCCTCTGCGAAGAAATGTAATTGACTCTTCATTAATCCAGTCAAAGGGTTCTCTATTTTCCATATTATTATTGTTGTTTAATTAAAATAAATCGTTAAGTGTAATTGATTTTGACTTTTTGCTGTAGTTGATACTACGCTTGTTGAAAAAGTCTGTGTGTTTTGTTGTAAGAATCTCATCATCAAACCACTCTGTTGTTTCCAAAAGTTTTGCATCTACTTCAAATACATTATCTATACCAATAGCATTTAAAGATAGGTTAAAACGGTGTTTAATAAATTCAATTGTCTGTTCTTTTGTTAGGAAATCCAAATCTCCTTTTTCGAAAATCCAATCCACGATTTCTGACTCAGCATAGAATGCGTCCTTAGTAGCTTCAATCAAATCATCAACCAACTCCGGTGTCCACCAACTTGGATTTTCTTTTTTGATGAGATTTACAATATCAAATCCAAATTCAGCGTGAATATTTTCCTCCTTAGAAGTTGCCTCAACAGCATTACTCATTCCTTTCAAAACATTTTTGTGTTTGTTGAAAGACATGATAACTAAGAATTGAGAGAACAAAGAAACATTCTCAACGAACATTGAAAACAACACAACAGATTCAAAGTAGTCTTGGTTATCAATAGCTTTGGTATTCGAAATTGCTTTTTCCAAATATTTTATTCTACGGCGGATTGCCGGAACTTCCAAAAGATTTTCAAATTCACTATTCAAACCCAATAATTGAATAAGGTGAGAATATGCGTCTGCATGACGAACTTCAGACTCTGCAAAGGTTGCTCCTACACTTCCAATCTCTGGTTTAGGTAGTTTTTTATAGATATCACCCCAAAATGTTTTTACCGCAATCTCAATCTGTGAAATTGCTAACATCGCACGTTGCACAGCTGATTGTTCTTTTTCACTCAAGTGAACTTTGAAGTCTTGAATGTCCGAGGTAAAATTGAACTCGGTATGAACCCAGTAAGAGTGTCTGATAGCGTCAACATACTCAACCAAGTTTGGATACTCGTAAGGCTTCAAATTAACTCGCTTAATAAATATATTTGGTTGATGCTTTGAGCGATAAATAATATACTCTTTAGCTACGTCGTTTAAACCATTATCCATTAGTTTGTTCTCCACCATATCATGGATTTCATCCACATGAGGGACACTAATCTTATTGTTCCTAAAGATACCTTTCTTTGTTATTCTTGCAATCTTTTCAGCCATTTCTTGGTCGACTTTACCAACCGATTGCATAGCCTTTAAGATAGCGTTCATAATTTTATTTTCCTCGAAAGGGACTTTATCACCACTTCGTTTGATAACGTAACGTAGCTCATTAGAGGGTTGAATGTCTGTTGTATTCATTGTTTTTAGTTTTGGTTTTATAATGGCATATAAAATTATGTATTTGGATTAAACCAAATTATTTGGTTGCTCCCTCTGTTTTCTCTTTTCCATCAACTCTTTAACTCGGTCACTTTTCTTTTGTTCTTGTTGTTCTTCAAATCCTAAGAAAGTAACTGAAGATTCCGTGTCGATGATAATAAGCTCATTGTCAAACTTACAATTCTCAAACACCACACCGTCTTGTCCAAGACGAGATTTGGTGATTGCTATTGTTGCTAACTTCATTTCTTTTTGTTGAAGTGTTTTTGCAACTGAAATGATTACGTGACCCACTTGAGCTTTTTTGATAGAACCGCCCATTTGGTCAGTTGTTACAACTTCAGAGGAAATCGAAGACCGATTACCTTGTGTTGCAGTCCAACCCGCAATTCCAAGCTCGTGACACATAGCTTCAAAGTGACGCATAACAGAACCTTCTGCTTTCCACTCATCATTTTTTGTGTTGTCGGGAACCACACAATCGATATAATCCAAAGTTATCATATCAATCTTAGTTCCATCTGCAATCATTTTGCGTACCTGGTTTTTGATTTGGGACATGGTCATGGTGTCTGAAGGCAATTTTTTCAGAATAAGTTTGTTTTCCATAGTATTCTGAATTTCCTTTACCTTGTCCATAACCTCGTCTTTTCTCATAGACAAGTTATCCGGTTCAATACCCGTCCAAATCGTGAAGTGCTTACGCTGAATTATCTTTGGGTTATCCTCAAAGAAAATCTGTAAAACATTGTAACCCATGCTAAATGCGGTATTTGCAATTTTAGTCATGAGAGTTGTTTTACCAACACCCGTTGGTGCTAATACAACACCGATTTCACCTTTGGCTAATCCACCTTTCAGCAGTCTGTCGATACCATCAATACCCATAGGAATAGGGTGTCGATAATCATCATTCAAAACATCATCAAGACCATTAAATACATCTAATGTACCTGTCTCTCTTTCACCCACCTGTAAGGCTTCTCGAACCATACTCTCAACCTGGTCATACGACTCGAAATCACCATTTGTGATGATTTTTTGTGCTTTGTCCATTGCTTTCTGAAGCTCTTGTTGTTTACAGAATTTGAGAGCTTTTTCTTGAACAAAAACACTACCATCGAATGGAGCATCTTGTATTTGCTTGATTGTATCGATTACTATTTTCAGAGCAAGTTCTTGACTTATCTCTGCCTTAGCAATTTGCTCAAGAGTTTCAAAATTTGGTGTAGTTTGATATTTTGCATGGTACTCCTTCACCATTTGAACAACAAGTTTGAAATACTTGTTGTCAAAGTATGAAGCTTCTAAAACATCAACAATCGACTGGGCGAATTCTTTATCTAAGATGAGTTGGTTTAATAGTTGGAGTTGAAAAGTGTTTCCTAGATAATCAAAATTCTTCGTCATAAATCTGCAGTGTATTCAGTAAATATTACCGAGATAGGTCGTAGTCCATGTACTCATAAGACAAATCTTCTGTTGAAAAAGTGTCAGTCAGTCCTTTCAAAATATTTTTCAAGCTGGGACGCACGTCTACCGTGTATCTTACTTTTGGAGGGTATAATTTTGCATCAAAAATTCGGTGAAAAATAATTTCGTCTGCCATTTTGACATACATGTGAAAGTTCTCTGGACCATCTGTATTTGAGGTATTCAAGATTTCCTGGTCAAGATAAATCGCTTCTTGGTTGTCCATCATGTACATGACAGTTTTCATCTTCAAATCATTTACCAAATCTTCCTCGACTTGTTTCATGAAGTAAGCCAAGTCATATGAGCGACCAGCTTGAGAATTAAAGTTACGAACGTTGAAGAATCGTTGCACAACAATATTATCATTGAGTGTCAACAAAAATTCCATTTTGATAAGAGTTTCTTCTTTCATTTTAATTTATTTTAGATTGATTAAATTGTCTTTTTTCTTTTCTTGTTAATTTTAAAAAGGGTTTTAAAAACTCGACGAAAGCTTCATCGGTTTTTGGTAGATATTTGAAGAACCCATCTTCCATCATCATCATTATTATTGTCTTTCTCTCTCTCCCTTCTGGGTCTAAAGATTCCAAATAATATTGCTGAACAACTTCTTTAGCTTCTTCGGAAATCAGTGGATTAGTCAAATCCATGATTTTTTGATTGATTACGTAGAATTCATTTCCTAATTCACCATCTTTTGTTAAACCATTTAAAATATTTTTTAAAACTTTTTGTTTTGGATTTTCTTCAACTAAGGTTTTTGTTCTTGTTAAAATATCCGAAACTAAAGTAATATTTTCAAGTACCTCAGGGTAAATTTTGAAAAAAGTTTTTTCTCCAAGACGACTAATTCCTTGGATATTATCACTTTGGTCTCCTAAAAAAATTTTTGCTGTTAGTATATTTCGATGAGGAATGTAATAGTCACCAAACTTAACTAAATCACCATTGGAATATGTGAATTTTTGTAAAGGAGAATATAATGAAGTTTTTTCATCGATTAATTGCAATAAGTCTTTGTCTGAAGAAAAAATTGTTTTAATTTCCTCTGTTGCAATACTACAATAGTATGCAATCAAGTCATCAGACTCATTGTTCTCCAATTCAATTTGACGAACAAAAATCTCTTCTAAGTATTGTTTTACACGGTACTTTTGAGAATAATATGACTCGAGTTTTTCGTCTGTCATATTATTTTTTCTGTTTAACTTGTAGGCAGGATATAACTCACGTCTAGTGCTGGAGTTATGTTTTCCGTCCCAAAAAACCACAATCTTGTCGTATTCATTGTCCAACAATTGTTTCCTGAGAGTGTTGAGAAAGTGGAAGATTCCACCGATGTGGTTCCCCTCAACAAACAAGTCTCGGACTCCATGGAATCCAATTTTAAATAAGTTATCCCCATCAACTAATAGAGTTTTCAATTAATTTTTTTTAATTTGTTCTACAAAAAGAAAATGACTGATTAAGCCGGAACTTAACCAGTTCATTTTCATAATAAACGTTTCTCTGAACAATTTAAAGCGCCTCAGGGTCTCTTTCCTCTGTCAAAGTAAAATCACCATCACTACCGATGATTTCCTTCCAATAATCGGAGTATTCTTTCTTATACGTCTCGATTGAAGCTTTCTCTTCTGCCGTATCTTTACCAGCCAAGAAACCATGTGGTGTTACAATAATTTTTCCATCTTCATAACCCAAACCATTAATGTGATTTTTCATCACAGAAACTTTTGTTCTTGAAGCAAATTTTACCGTTCGCTTATCTTTAGTTGCGGTAATTTTCGTAGTTCCAGCTCCTTTTTGGTTTCCAAACAAAAATACTAATGAAGAGTTGAGCCAAACAGCTTCACCACCTTTTGCTTTAATTTTTGGTTGTCCATAAGGATTATCAGGAAGTTCAACCCAAGGTTGATTCACGATAATCAATGAGTTTTCAAAATTTGATTCTGCTTTACGAGAGCCAGAAATTCGTTGGTTAATTCCCATTCCAATTTTATCTGCAAGAGTGGCAGCATTATGTTGTTTACCACCTTTACCTTCAAAAGTCATCTTGGAAGGAACTGAACCGATTGAATCCCAAAGAAAACACAAACTGTACTCTAGTTCTCCTTTTTCTTGAGCATCTAACAAATCATTAATGTAATCAGTAATTTGCTCAATGTAGTCAAAATTGTTATTGAAAATAAAAAAGCCATCCCAATCAATTTCTCCAGTTTCTGGGTCCACAACTTCTTCACACTGGAAACCCATAAGGCGGGCGTGTTCAAAACTCCACTTTTGTTCTGTGATAATAAAAACCGGTAGAATTTCTTTCTTCTGAGCATCGACAGCAGTTTTTATAAGAGCAGTAGTTTTACCGGTATCGGAGTGACCCAAGAACATGTTAATGTGCCCGATAGCTGGGCCTGGGAGACCAACAGCATCAAGAAACTCAGGACCACAATCAAAGAACCTTTGGGGTTTGTACTTTGCTGAGGTAGAGTATTTCTTCTTAAACGAAGAAAAATCAGTTGCTTTCTTTATTGCCATAGTATTTCCAAAATTCATTAAGGGTTTGCAATTTGTCACTTGCGTTTGCTAACTTCTCAACAAAATTATCCATCTCCTCAAGCATTTGAGGGTGTTCCCCAATACCTGCAGCATTTTCGAGATAAATCATAAGAGTTGCTTCAGCCTCCACAATCTGCGCTTCATACTTGAGCTTTAAGCTCTCATACATTTTTTGTTTGGTTTCTTTTGTCATAGTTGTAAGAATTAAAAGGGTGGGGTTTCCCCCACCCAACTAACTTAAATTAAAATGGTAGGTCCTGGTCTGGGTCCGAGTCTACCTGTGGGTCTTTGTAAGTGACAGAATTGTTTGAACCACCAAATGATTCAACCGATTCTTCGTTATTACCATAAACATAACCACCCTTTTCGCTATCCCAACGTGGAACTTCACCACGAGCGATTGCTTCAAGGTACTCAACGGGTTTCTTTGAGTAAACATCTTGCCATGTCAATTCATCATTCACCCAAGCATCCATAGTTGCTTTATCCTCGTGGATAGGTGCGGGGTCATCATACATGATAGTTGATACAGTCGTGTAAACTGCTCCCTTAGGGGTCTTTTGCTTGCTTAGCTCGATGATAAGGTCACGACCTTTGTCTGGGTCTGTAATATCACCTTTGTTGCGCCAGATGGGGATAATCTTATCAAGGATACCCTCATTCTTGTAGTTGTGTTTGAAACGCCAAAATTTGACACCATCAGCTTCATTGTCGCGGTCGACAACTTTAACAATGTAAAATTTACGAGATTTGTATTGCTTGGCAAGTTCTTTATCTGACTCTTTACCAGTTGACATGAGCTCTTCATAAACCTCATTCAAAGGTGAACGCTCATTGTCGTTTTTAGCTGGGTCATAGAATTTTTGCCACTTACCCCCAACTTGGATTTCATGGTACCATGCCTCTTGAAAAGGGGAGCTACCATCTTGGGTTGGAAGAATACGAACTCGGCGTGTTCCCGAATTCGATTTGTCGTCAAGGATAAGAGCGAAGTATTTCTTCATACGCTCGTCTTGAGACATTTTACCAAAACTGGCACTGCCAGATTGTTGGTTTTTTTCGTACTGTGCTAGTACTGCGTCTAATGAACTCATAATAAATTAATTTAAGTTAGTGTTTAAAAGATAGAAAATAGATTTCAAGTTGTCAAATAATAAAAAAGGTTGTGTTGCCACAACCTCAATTATAGTATAGAAATTAAAATAATCAAAATTTATAGGGTAATTGATTCTTGTCACTTGGTTGGAAGGTTTTCTTAATCTCCGCTGGACTAATGTCCTCGATATCATCCGATGTTAGAATGTATTCATGTTTTCCTGATTTTTCCCAATCATCTTTTTTGTCATCAAAGAAATCTGATAATTTTTTGTTAAAAGGTCCTGAGTCAATTGTTCTAAGTGCTAATTTTTCTTCTGGTGATTTTGGTCTAAACTTCTCGATTGCAAATTCAATGTCGTTCAATTTGTTTACTAAATTATCCATTTCAGAAAGTTTTGATTCTAAGTTTTGTATGTAACTAAATAGATTTTCAAAATACTCTTCTTGTTTGCTTTCAATTTTCTTTTGTGAATTAACAAGCTCTGTAATATCAAGTTCTTCGGTTCCACCTTCTGAGTCTTCAGGAGTATCGGTTACCTTTTCCACTTCAGTGTCAGTTGACAAATCAATTTTCTGTGGAGCTACTGGTGCTGCTGGAGCAGCCGGTGTTTCAGCAGCTGGAGCAGCCAAGTCTGGTTCTGGTAATCCAGGGACCAAAGGAGTTTCTTGCTCTTTGATGTAGTTGTTAATTTTATGATGTCTTTCAATCTCCTTTAATATTTTCTTATCGATACTCATTGGATTAACCGTTTAATAAATTTTTAATTCCGCTTGGTGTTTCTACGCGAACTCTTCTGTTGAGAGTTACATCATGTCCGGCTCTTTCGATAAGACCATCTCTATCACGAATGGTGTAGCAGTCTCCGGTATCTAAGTCACAAACCTGCTTAGTTCCGTCTCCATTATCTCTTTCAGAAACTCTAGTTTGTTTCCCGAGATATTGATTTAATAATGAATGAGTATTCATATGTGTTTTTTATTAATAAATATACCCAAACTACTATTAGGTGCAAGTTGGGGTTACAGTGTTTATTAGGTTGATGTTATTTGGTTGAGGTGTTGGTGTCACTTGTGGAGTAAAAATTGGTATTGTCGTTGTCAACCCAAGTTGCTTTGCAAGAATCACAGCCTGAGTTAAGTTAGCAACCAAAGTCTGATTTGTTGTTTGTGAAGTACCTCTTGGGTATGGCCAATTCTGCAGGTAGTAGGTTTCAATACTTTTCTGGCGGATTTCCCCAAGGCTATTGGTTACGCGGTCTCTAACAAAATTGATGTAAGCCAGTGGGCTATCGAATACGGCAAACGGCATCGACACGTTTGTCGTATTTTCCGTTCTGAAGGTTCTACAGACATAAGTTCTTTGGAAGTATAGGTCGGCAGTTGCTCCGTAATCGTAGTTCAACGTTATTTTTCCATAGTTGTTGTTAGCGGAATCAAATCTATTATCAACTCCGGAAGACGCATATGATAAAACAAATATGATGAATTTGATGTCCTCAGCATCAGTTGATTGGTTCAAAAGTGAAACAAAACCAGCAGTATTAATTGAAGTTGTAACTCCAGCAACCGACTCATAACCTAAGGTGTTTAAGTATGGTTCTTCCAGAACTTTGGACATACAAGAGTTTTGAGTAGCACCACTTGTTCTTGTATCGGTAGAAAGGTTTGCATTATTTCCTTGAGTTGTCGTGGTTGTTGTACCCCTAGAAATATCTCTCGCTTGTTTACTTGCTGCCAATAATTTCGTCACAATGTTTTTATTGATTGACTGCAGATATCCCTCAAGTAGTGGTAGAGTGAAAACACTTTGTCTGATACCATTAAACTTAGTTTGGAATGTTCCTGGAGCAATTGTGTGGTTCACATCGGTTATCATGTAAGACCCATTGAACAATGGAACGTGTCTAAGGTTGAAATACATCGTTGGCTGGATAAGAGCATTACCGAAAGAGATTACCTCACACTGGTAGCTCATGTTTTTGTAGATGTTATACAATGAAACATTTTGAGTTGCGGTTGTTCTTCCCGCAGCACTAGCAGACATCAAGTTGATTTGTTGTATAGATTCTGAAGTCGCTTTACCGGTATCTTGGCTAATACTGAATGAGTAGAAAACATTTTGATTTCTAGTTCCAATATCTACGTTGAAACCCACAACTCTGTTTGAGACCGACCAGTCTTGTTTTTCTCTTTGGTCTTCAATAAGTGGGTTAAGTTCTGCCTCTCTTAAATCAAAAGCGTCGCTCCTGAACAAGTAATTTTTTGTTTCTCCCCTCAAATCCACATAAGTTGAAGGTCTTTCAGTGTAGAAACAAACCAATTTGGGTCCTGAGTTCCGGTAATCTACATTAAGGAAGGTACCCCACATGCTGTTTGCAAAATCTCTACCTGGTTCAATATTCGGTTGCGCTGACGCACTAACATCTTGAACATTATAGAAATTCACATAAGCTGGCATAGGCATTACCGAGAAATGATTTTCAGTAAGAATACCGCTTATGAATAAGAAGACACTCATGTTGTAATTCAAACTTTCTGGATTTATCAATTTTTGCAAATTGAAAATATCTAGGATAACTTTGTCACCAATATTTCTGGAAGCTCTATCTAAGAATAGAATGTCCTCGAACATAGTCACGTTTGTAAAGTCAGAACCCGCAATCCATTTGTCGTTCAATGCTTTAAACATCTCATAGAGTTCAACCTTACTTTGCTTAGAATCAAACTTACTTTGAATAACTTTTTCTGGAAGCTCTGTGATGTTCGGAAGTTCTTTACGAATAATAGTTAGAGTGTTATCGAGTGCCGTATTCTGTAAATCGATTGTTACACCCAAATAATTTTGCACTGATGTTGCAAACAAATCAGAAGTGATTGCTGGGTCCTCAAGTTTTTGCGTTGCATACATTTTGATAATCGGCGCCAAAAATTCAACGTTTTGTTGTGTGAAAGCAATATTGTTGTCAACAAAGAAATCTGTAATGTAAGACCCCCCATTTGAATAAGCAAGCTCAGGTATAGTTGAGAACCCTACGTTGGTTCTTAGAGCTTGCCAAGCAGCAGGGTTGTCTACTTGCGATTGCAATAGGGTGACTGAACCACCAGCAGTTGGCAAGGAATTTTGAACATATGGACCAAAAGGAATCGGGTCAACCACATTGCCAGTCCCTAATACGTAGCTCAAATAAGAGTCGGTCTCTCTTCTTTTGTATTGTGTTGGGTTCCCTAATCTAAAAGCAACGTCATACTCCATAAGGTTTTGAATTTCACTTATGGATTTAGAGAACTGAGTGTCAATAACTTGTTTGAAAAGGTCTTCTTGAGTTGCAAAAGATGAAGGTAAAGGTACACTCATCAACTCTCTGAACAATAACTGGAAGTTTCTGTAGTTTTGGTTGTTCGTGGTGTTTTGTGAATTAACTCCTCTTGTGGTTGCTGTGGAGTCGTCAATAATAAAATCACCATCTCCAACTTGGGGGTCAAAGTTCAAAACCGACTGGGAGAATTTTAAAAACTCTCTTTCAAACAAATCCAAAACTTGTTTTTCATATACCGATAATAAGTCATCTATCTTTGAGTAGTTGTCCGTGACAGCAAGTGAAGTCGTTGGTAAAATAAGTTTAAATGGTGGAACATCACCCTGTCTAGGGATAAGGTTCATGTACGCATCATAATCAGGTCTTTGGATATTGGTGGTATCTAAATAACCATAGTTTGGCATTTTCCAGAATGTTCTAACCGAACCATTAAACAACGCAGGGTTGTTGAATAATTCTCCGGTTAGTGTTCCAGCATTGTTGAACAGTGCTTCTCTGGCTTCGTTTTCTGTTGTACCAAATGAAGGTAGAACGTAATAGTTGGTCTGCGGTGTAGAGGGGGGAACGTCACAAGTTAACTGGTTGGGGTCTGATGGTTGAACGGTATCTGGAACTAAACAGCTGTAGGTGTTCAAATTAATAATTCGCTCAAGCCCTGTTGTATCAACCGTTGAAACAAAGATGTTCGATTGGGTTAAGTTTTGAACTTTAAATCCTTGAGCAATAGATTGGTTGATTTCACTATCAGTATAGTTAGTCCAAAGGTCTGTTCCGTTGAGGAAGTAATTGAAATCGTTGATTGTTTTTGGATAAAACCCAATCTGCATTTCATCATAAAGACTTGTGACCGATAGTTCTTGTTCTTGAAGAGTAATTGTCCCAACACCATTCAAAGTGTAGCTGGTCTGAGTATTACCATTGATTGGGTCGTAGTTGTTGATGTAATCAAAATTAGTCCAAATTGGTCCCAACATATCCTGCCCAGTCTCTACAAACTCTTTGTATCTGTGCCAGATTGAACCGTATTTTAAAATCCATACATAAGGTAGTCGGTGAACCGCACCAAACTTTTTCATACTGGCAAAGATGTAGTCAAGTGGGTTGGCAGAATCCA